GACAACAAAATAAAACAAGCAGAAAACGACTTAACAGAATTATATAAATCAATAACAAAAATAAAACAATACATAAGAATATTAAAAATCCTAAAAACTAAAATAAATGAAAACTAAAGAAAACGTAACAATAGAAAAATTAGATAAAAAATTAAAAGAAAAATTAATGTTCATAGAGTGGATATGTAAGACTATAGAGGGCGAAAAATACGAGATAACTATAACAAGCGCGAACGACGGTAAACATATGACCAACTCACTTCACTATAAAAACAAAGCAGTAGACTTAAGAACACGAGATATGAAAAACGCAAAAGTATGCGGTTGGAAAATCAAACAATACTTAGGTAAAGACTTCGATGTAATATTAGAGAAAGACCATTTACACATAGAATATCAACCAAAAAAAAAGAAAGGAGGTAAAATTGAATGAAAAACGAAATTGGCTAAAACTAGCAGTAGAAATACTAAAAGTAACAGCCGGATTCCTACTAGGAACACAACTATAAAATGAATAAAATAACAAAATGGTATACGATATCTGAATGGGTAGACGTAGAAACAGGAGAACTACTCCAAAAAGAAGTAATAAAAGACTATTACAAAATACAAACAACAAAAAAAATAGAAATAAATGAAAACTCAGGAATCATTAAATACACAAACGAGTGTAGAAACATTAGACAACAAAAACTCGAACTCTGAAATCTTCACACACGAACAAGTAGAAGAAACCCCCTTTACAATAATCAAACATGAAGAAAAATACTTCGGAGTATTAGGAAATCATAGAGTAACTCAACTATACGATACTAAAGAAGAATGCGAAGCAGACTTAAAAGAAATCAATTGGAATAGAGTAATGCAAGTAATATGGGCAGTAGTAGAAAAATTCACAAAAATTAATATTAACGACTTAAACGAAAATTAAAAATGTCACAAGTAACATTAGGCGGAGACAGATTAGGATCCGGAAATAAACAAAAAGTAAGTTTACACAACTACGAAAGAAGTACCCACGACTTAGGGTACACATGGAGAAGCACAATGGCATCGGGAACATTAGTACCATTCATGACAGAATTAGGATTACCAGGTGATACATTCGACATCGACTTGAACTTAGATGTAATGACACACCCAACTATCGGACCATTGTTCGGAAGCTATAAAGTACAATTAGACGTATTCGCATGTCCTATAAGATTATACAACGGAAAATTACACATGAACATGTTAAATATTGGTTTAGACATGGCAAAGGTAAAATTACCACAAGTAAAAATCAAAAGTAATGTGGTAACAGAAATTGGAGATAATACACAAATAAACTCCTCAAGTATATTCAGTTACTTAAATATTAGAGGACTAGGTAGAGTAAATGACTCAGATTATGCAGAAAGAGACTTTAATGCAGTACCATATTTGGCATATTTCGACATCTACAAGCAATATTATGCAGACAAGCAACTAGAGTATGGAGCAATTATTCATAATCCTATGAATTATAGTACAGTAGGAATAAATTATCTTAGATTATACCAAAACAGTACATATATCACATTAACAACAAATAAAGAAGCTACACCACAAAATATAGCAGTAACAAACGGACTAATAGATTTAACAACAGCAACAGAGCCAGATTACAAAAAAATTATATTATATTGGGAAGAAGATGATCAATTAAGAGGAGGGAGATTAGACCTATTATTTGAAAATATCACATATAGCCCAACAAGTGGAACAGTAAGTTTCAACCAACCTATAACATACATACAAGGTGGAACAAATTGGGTAGCATATGAATACGACGGAAGCATCAAAGTACCAACAAACGATACGCCACAAATAAAAACATTCCCATTAGAGAATATTGATACAATGCGAGAAGATATTTTAATGTACGTAAAAAACACAAACGCATTTAAAATAGAAAGCACAACAATAGAACCATATTCATTACCATTACAAGCAGGAACATATGAACCGGCAAAATGGAGCGTATTAGCAGGACAAGAGGGACTATTATTAAAAACATATCAATCAGACCTATTCAATAACTGGATAAGTACAGAATGGATTGATGGTGACACAGGTATTAATGCAATTACAAGTATCGATACATCAGAAGGTAGCTTCACAATTGACACGTTACAATTAAGCAAAAAAGTTTACGACATGTTAAACAGAATTGCAGTAAGTGGAGGAACTTACGACGATTGGTTAAACGCAAGTTATACGCACGAAAGAACAAGAGGACAAGAAAACCCTGCTTATGTAGGTGGATTAATTAAAGAATTAGCATTCCAAGAAGTAGTAAGTACAGCAAGTGGAACATTAGACAGCGTAGGACAACCATTAGGTACACTAGCAGGTAGAGGAACATTAACAGGAAAACATAAAGGAGGTAGTATAAAAGTAAAAATTAATGAACCTAGTTACGTAATTGGAATCGTAAGTTTGACACCTAGAGTAGATTATAGCCAAGGAAATAAATGGGACACTAATTTGAAAACAATGGCAGATTTACACCAACCAGCATTAGATGAAATAGGATTCCAAGACTTAATTACAGACCAAATGGCATGGTTCGACACAGAAATTGTAGCAGGACAACCAGTATATAAATCAGCAGGTAAACAACCGGCATGGATTAACTACATGACAAACGTGAACCAAGTTAGAGGAAACTTCGCAGAAGAAAATGAACAAATGTGGATGACACTAAATAGAAGATACGAACAAGGAGACAACGGAATTGAAGATTTAACTACATATGTAGACCCAAGTAAATTCAATCATATCTTTGCAGATACAAGGCTAGACGCTCAAAACTTCTGGGTACAAATTGGTGTACAAAATACAGCAAGAAGAAAAATGTCAGCAAAATTAATGCCTAATTTATAATAAGTAAAGGGGGAGAAATCCCCCTTATAAAACAAAAAATATGTACAAAAAAAACGTAAAATACGCAAAAGGTGGACTAAAAATAAACAATAGTACACAAGGAGAAACTATAGAACAAAAAGTAGAAAGAATCCTAGACAATAAAGAACCAATTAAAGACGGAGCACCATTAGTATACACAGATAGAAAAGACGGAGTAATGCCTGGATATAATATCAGAACTGACAGATGGGAAGTAGCAGTAGATGCAATGGATAAAGTAGCTAAAAACGTAGCAGCTAAAAGAGAAAATAGAGCTAAAATGGAAATAGTAAAAGACAGCGTAGCTGAGCCAATACAAGGTACTAACACGACAGGAACAAACGAGTAATTAAAAAAATTTAATCAAAGCGGTACGCATGTATTCTTATATAACAAGAGCATGCGACCGCTTTTAAAAAAAAGACGCGAAAAATGGGAGACAAAACAACAGGAGCATTAATAGGGGCAGGAACATCACTATTAGGAATGATTGGAGCCAATACAAGAAGAAAACAACAAATGGCAGACCAACAGAAATTAATGGAAGTGCAACAAAAAAATCAAATGGCACTAAACAAACAAGGACAACAACTAGCACAAGAAAACTGGGACTATACAAATGCAGAAAACCAAGTAAAACATTACGAAAATGCAGGACTAAACGTGGGACTAATGTACGGAGGAAGCGGAGCAGGTGGAACACTATCAAGCGGAAGCGGTGGAGGTGCAAGTGGAGGAAATGCACCACAAGGAGAAAGCGTAAGTAATATAATGGGAATAGGATTACAAGCACAACAAATACAAAGTGCAATAGAACTTAACAAAGCAATGGCAAACAAGGCAAACGCAGAAGCAGAAAAAACAAGCGGTGTAGATACAGAAAGCACAATCGCAAATACTGGATTGACAAAAATGAATACAGAAAATGCAAAACTAGAAAGCCAATTAAGAAGTCAAGGACTAGAAGCAACACTAGACACACTAATAGCAAATAGAGATAAAGCAGTAGCAGAAAGTAGCAGTGCAATAACAAACGCAAATGTATCAGCTAGCACAAAAGAAACACAAATAAATAAAATCAATAGCGAAGCAGCAAATGAAGCATTCAAACTAACATTAATGCAAGCAGACAAAAACCTAACAAATGAAAAAGCTAGAGCAATAACACAAGAACTAGCGCAAGAATGGGAAAGACTATCTATAGAACTAGATAAAGTAGGTATAGGAAAAATGAACAATGCGATACAAGAGTTCACAGCAAAAATGAACGCAAGATTAGGAACTCAAAATTTAGAAATGAGAAGAATAGAAGCAGGATTAAATACAGCAGGAAAAATACTAAACAAAGGAGTAAACATAAACGATAGCGGAACAAGAAGTACAACAATACACAATTACTAATGTGTCTATATCCAAAATTAATAGAAAATCGCAAATATAAAGCGAATAAAAAAAACGGGGGGAATATACCTCCCGTTTCTGATAAAAGAACCCTACTAGTACCAGTAGGGTGTGGAAAATGTATAGAATGTAAAAAACAAAAAAGCAGACAATGGCAAGTAAGACTTCACGAAGAAATAAGGCACGACAATAAAGGAAAATTCGTAACACTAACATTTAGTGACGAAAGTATAAAAAAATTAAGCGAAGAAATAACGGGAGTGACTGGATACAACCTAGATAACGAAATAGCAACAAAAGCAACAAGAAGATTCCTAGAACGTTGGAGAAAAAAATACAAAAAATCAGTTAAACACTGGCTAGTAACAGAATTAGGACAAAATGGAACTGAAAACATACATATACATGGTATAATATGGACAGATAAACCAAAAGAGGAAATAATCAAAATATGGCAATATGGCTACGCAGATGTAAAAGATAAAACAAACGGAGGGTATGTAAACGAAAGAACAATAAATTACATAGTAAAATACGTTAACAAAACAGACGAAAAGCATACGGAATATACAAGCAAAATACTAACTAGTGCAGGAATAGGAAGTAAATACACAGAAAGACACGACGCAAAACTAAACAAATACAATGGAGAAAAAACAAACGAAACATATAAAACAAGACAAGGCATAAAATTAAACATGCCGATATACTACAGAAATAAAATATATACAGAAGAAGAACGAGAAAAACTATGGCTAATGAAATTAGATAAAGAAGAACGTTGGGTATGCGGAGAAAAAATAGACATAAGCAACGGAGAAGAAGAATACTACAAAACAAGAGAATACTATAGACAAAAAAATAAACGATTAGGATATGGAGACAACGAAATAACAGAAGAAAAACTAGAAAAAAAACGATACGAAATAAACCTTAGAAAAATAAAACACTATACAAGACTAAAAAGGGCAGAAGCCAAACTCTCACGAGCCAACGAGTAAACTCGTCTCCTCGTTCAAGTGTTAAATAAATGTTAAAAAAAATAAAAAAAATAGGAAATATGAAACTAAAAACAATACATTTAGACAACAAAATAAAACAAGCAGAAAACGACTTAACAGAATTATATAAATCAATAACAAAAATAAAACAATACATAAGAATATTAAAAATCCTAAAAACTAAAATAAATGAAAACTAAAGAAAACGTA